GACTTATTATCCAATCAAACTTAGCAATGATAGTAATTATAATGCTGATCTCTGCCAAAAATCTAAGTATCCATAACCATGTTATGTGTCTGAAAAGAAATTGGTATACTGCCAAATATGATTCGTCGTTAGTCCCCGAAACAGGCTCTATCCACATGGTTAGTAGTTCCTCCAGATTTAATGACTTAAAATATTCATTGGTTGGCTTAAGCTCGCTAATAACAAAAGAGGGTCTTGATTCCTTAGGAAGATCCGTTGATAGAAGAATTTGTGGTGGAAGATTAATAACGGTATAAACCCTATTTAGATAATCGCGTCTCAAATTTCTTCTTGCCCATATGGGAGAGTTCATTTCTTCAGACTTAATGATCTTAACATATTCTCTATAAAGAGATATCTCTTTTATTACTTTAAATAATCTAAACATAGAATTTTATTTTTTATACCCAAGATTTATTGTAATGTTTCCATCTATCTTTTTTCTTATCTTACCTCTGGCTCTTCTTATTCTTGTTGCGATGGATCTCTTTTTGATACCATATTTTTCAGCAATGTCCTTATATTTCATGTTATTAATCTCCCTGTCTATCATGATGTCTCGATATAACTCAGGCAAATCCCTAATTTCATCAAGGACAGATTCGTAGACATCATCAAGATTTGATCCCTCGTTAAAAAATGCATATGAAGGATCGTCCTCCATTAAATATTCACCACCGATATCTCCTATTGTATTCTTGGATGAGAAATATTCAAGCTCAGTATCGCTGTGGCTATAATATCTCTTTCTTGATTTCATAAGCAGAAGGGATTCATTTCTAGCTATATTATAACACCAAGTGGAGAAATTTCCTCTCTCCCCGTTATATTGATCTATCTTTAGCCATATTTTGGCCATAGTGTTAAGGAATGAATCTTCTGCAAGATCCTGATCCTTCAAGATAAGAAAACAATGATTAAGTACCCCTGGTCTGAGTCTTTCGAATAAAAACTTGAAGCTTTTATCGTCTCTGCCTAGTATAAAATCCTCTGCTAATCTTTGGATGTTTTTTTCTTTTTGTTGCATTTTTAATTAAGGGTTTAAGGGATTATTTACTTATTTTTAAAATTTCTATTCCGGCCTCAGCTAAAAAAGATATTGATTCAGGTTTTCTATAAACCTCGGTAAATACAACTCTTTTTATTCCCGACTGTATTATAAGCTTTGAGCATTCAAAGCATGGTGAGAGAGTAACATATAGTGTTGATCCCTCCGATCCCTGTGTACCCTTTGCTAATTTTGTTATTGCATTAGCTTCAGCATGTAGGATATAAGGTAAAGTTACATTATCATCGCTTTCACAAATATTGGGAAATCCGGTGGGCGATCCATTATATCCGTCTGATATGATTGATTTATTTTTTACTATTAAACATCCGACCTGCATTCTTTTGCAGTATGAGTTTTTGGCCCATACTTTAGACATCTCCAGATAGATTCTGTCTCTCTGATCCACTGCTATATTCGAATTATCGGCTGGGGAAGATACTTGATATACAAACCCGTTATCATTATGATATGGGATTTTTGTTATCCTCCAAATATCGAGATTTAAAAAATTCTCATCCAGAAATTCTGTGTTTTCGTAATGCTTCGTATTAATTGCTTCTGTGTACTTTCCTGGACCGATCATCTCTATCTACTTTGATTCCTACAAAAGTAATCAAATATCTCGAGATAAAAAAATAATTAACGATATTTTTTACACTCTTCTGGAATCAGGTCTATATGGTGCATCTATGGATGATACACTCAGTGGACCTTCCAATAGTGATGCTATCCTCATAAGTATAGATTTCATCTCGGTAGCATCATCTTTACTCATGCCTCCAGATCCACTGGAAGCAGCAGCAGTAGAAGTAGATGCTGCTGATGCGGATGAAGTCTTAGCTTCACCTTTATTAGTCTCGGTTTGGCTAGTAACAGTGGATGGTTTATTAGCTGGTTCTGCAGTTGGTGTTGGATCTGGTGTATTCTTAGCGGGCTGTTTTGGTACAGGAAGCTTAGATAATTTATTAACAGTATTTTTTATTTCACCAGGTTTAGCCTCTTCCTTCTTTTTAAGCATTGCTTGCATTCCAATCCCACCAGCGCTTTTCAGAAGATCAGCGGGATTGTTTAGAAGATCCGTTGGATTCTTCAGAAGATCCTGTCCACCCTTAATTAATGCTGACTTATCAACATTTTTAAGCAAATCCTTACCTCTATCCAATAGCGAAGGCCCTTTAGGTTTTTCTTCCTCCTTGGAAGCAGTCTCATCCTTCTTCTTGCCAAATACTTTAGAAAATAAGCCATCCCTTTTTTCCTTAACTTTAGCTTCGGCCTTGACATCTTGGGCTTTATTCATAGGAGCAACCGCGGGTTCTTCCTTCTTGGGTGGAGGAGCACCAACTAAACTCTTTAAACTATCTTGCGTGAAGAGTGCACTTTTATCTAAACCCTCTAAATATGAATTAATATCCTCCTCGAGCCACTGCGGATTGTTATCCTGATCATACATCGTAGGATCAGTTTCGAGTAGTTCCCTTCTTTTATCGGCTATTTCCTTTTCGCTTGGAGCATTGGGACCTAGTCTTTTTAGTATATCCTGTCTTTCTTTTAGTATATCATTGGGTATAACATTGGCACCTTTAGTAAGATTAACGATTTCCGGACCTTTCTCTCCAACAATATAGTTTCCCGTCTTTTCAACCTTTCCACCCTCTGCAAATCCTCCAAGTATATTTTTACCAAATCCTTTTGCAAGTCCTCCAAGAGATCCTGAAACTACGTTCTTTATTCCTCCACCTTTTACCGCATTAGCAATTCCGCCGATATCAAGTCCCTTCGCTGCACCGGATATTCCCTTCAGATCCAAACCTTTTATACTTCCAGCAAGATCCTTAAAGTCAAGTTTTTTAAGATCCTGACCAAGGGATTTGAAATCTAGACCTTTTATACCTTGAGTTAGCTCTTTAAAATCTAGTCCCTTTATACCTTGAGTTAATCCTTTAAAATCAAGAGATTTTAAATCCTTTGATAAACCCTGAAAATCTAATCCACTTATTCCCTTTGTTAATTGTGAGAATTCACCCTTTAAACTTCCAAGATCAAGTCCCTTTATTCCCTCAGCTATTTTACCAAGATCCTTGGTATTATCGGCTGCTTTAGTTTGTGTTTCGGCAAGCTCTGCGGTCGTTGAAGTATTCTTTTTAATGTCGCCAGAAAGCTTATCAACATTTCTGCTGAGATCTAATAGGGATGATATAAGTTTCTGATCCGTTGCCATATACTAATGTATATATTCCATTTTTTATTTAGTCAGATTAAATAGTTGTTTAACACCATCCTCTGTCTGTCTTTCCGTATTCTCCTTATCTATAGCATCATTCAACATGTCTAGCCATATCTGATATTCGTAAAACGGTATGGATTCTACCCAAACAGGATCTAATCCATGCTCTTTCCAAAGTCTAAATTTAATCTCAAAGAAGTTCTCCAAAGATATCTGAAATAACGAAAAGAGATCTGAACCCGCTGGGAAAGTTGATCGCAGCGGTGACCTCCTTGTCACCGCATACAGGGCATTTTTGTTTAACTTCCAATTCAGTGCCAATTCTGATCTTTTCTGAAAGCTCGAAATACAAACTATATTCTTCCTTTGTCCAATAATCGGCTTCCCTCATTTTGGTAAGTATTCTATCGCTTGTTAATTCTCTCCATTCATTAAATATAAAAGGAGCAATTTTTAAAAATCCATCATCAATCTCAATACTTTTTCTATTCATATCAGAAATAAATCTAGAGATTGCTTTTGTAACGCCTATACTCGGGATTGACATTTCAATTTTCTTTCCTATTCTTTTTACATCGAATAGAAAAGTTCTGCTTTCGCCATCATAGTATTTGTTTATCCTGTCATCCAGCTCATATGAACTTAAAACTCCAGTTCTTAATTCAATACCATTGTTAAATGGACAATCCGGTGTTTCGTCGCATTTCTTTGACGTCTGAAGCATTATTGAATTCTCACCTCTAACAAAAGTTAAATCCCTTATCGCCATTATTATAAAAAACCTATCCTCCTGTTTTAGATCAAGATACGATACCACACCTTCATTAGGAAAATCCATTCTTAGACATCTGTCTAAAATATAGCTTAGTTTATCCTCTATATCCAATCTATCATCATCGTCAATAGTGGAGAAATGCCTAATTTCTTTAACTTCCGCAGATCTTATGGCTAACTTTGTTCCTTCGGGATAATATACACCTTTGGAAGGTAATATATCAACCGGTAAATTCTTCCATCCTGTATCGAATGCAGGGGAAACCGATTGTGCCTTGCCAAAATTATTTGGTGTTGCTGCCTGGTCAGAATATACATTTTTTTCGACAACCTCAGTTTTTATAGGTTCACCCAAAACTGGTTGAGTCTCAGCTGGTTTCGCCTCTGGCTTAGATTGTACATCAGTAGGGTCGTCATATTCTATGCCGCCCATCATTTCTTTTCTTTTGAGAATTTCTTCCGGAGATATGTTATCCATAAATAATTTATTTTATCTATTATATAACCAAAAATGAAAAAAGAGGCCAAATTAGCCTCTTTTTTTTCAAAATATATTTTTAAATTGTATTATAGGAATAGATCTTCCCAGTAATCACAAACCCAACTAGCATTTATGCTGTATATAGCCGGAGTTTCATAATCAAGTTCCATTGAATTTATAGGCTCACTCAAGAAGCAAGAAGGTATTCTTATTCTTCTAAAGACATCACCTCTTTTATTAAATATGGATATAGACATAGATCCAACATAGTCAGATTTTATACCCATCGCTCCAGTAAGTGGGTTGTAGATTAAATCGGACCACTGTCTAAGAATTTTATAGACAGACATAGAATTAGCGTCATTTAAGTTAACCTCAAATTCCATAGAAAGTGTCATATCACTCTGAGAAGGCTCACCTCCAGCATATCTTCTGGTAGCAAATTTATATTGCTGATTAACTGTCTGAGCAGGAGCAATATCTACTGCCAATCCAGTTATAGCTTTAACTTGTTGTGCTAGTATACTCTCACCCTTAAATGTGGTAGCTGAATCAACAATACCCGATGGTGGATTTATAAGCACCTCGAACTGGTTCAAATAAACCGGTTCATAGTAGTTTATCGCTGCTTTAGAGTTTGTAAAATGTGGTAATCCTGCCATTTTTGTTCTTTATTTTATAAGAATAGATCTTCCCAGTAATCAACCGCCCAAGACATATCATCAATTTTATATAGATCCGTTGACATGTAGCTTAAATTCATAGCGGTTATAGGTTTAGTAGGAAAACAATCTCTACAAGTTATTCTTCTGTATACATCACCTTGTTTGTTAAAGATTGATATTACGATAGTACCCGTATAATCGTTTTTAAGTCCCATTGCACCCGTTAATGGGTTATAGATAAGATCAGACCATTGTCTTAGTGTTTTAAAGACATACATTGAATTAACGTCATTAAGATTGACACTAAAACTTAAACTTACGTCCATATATGTGTTCTCAGGTTTAGCACCAGCATAGTTTCTTTTAGCAAATTTATACTTTTGTGCTATAACACTAGGGTTTTTATCCAAAGAAAGGCCGGAAACTTTATTAACGTGCTGTAGTAATATCTCACCGCCAGCAACAGCAGCAGGAGGTATAATAGTAACCTCAAACTGGTTTAAATAAACCGGTTCAAACTTGTTTATTCCTGATAGTGAATTTTGAAAATGTGATAATCCTGCCATATCTAATTATATTTATCTTTTGCTTCTAAATATTCGAAAATTTGATTATACAAATTGTACGAATCCTCCAGCTGCGATTCCTCCAGTTCTAGTAACAGTAACTCTATTAATGAATTTCTGAATTCCTCTAGCAGGTTCGATTATAACGTCAATTATACCCATATTCATATCAATGATTGCCGGAGTGTTATTTGATGCATCCATTATAGTTTGGTAAGCATAAATACCACCACCTGCTCTAACACCATCAAGGTAATTATCAACTAATGTTTTAATTTCAAGTCTTATTGAATCGTCATTGAAATCAAATAGGTAGTTAGCTAATATTTCTTGTACGTCGCTTTCTATACTGATTAAAAGATCTCTTACGTGAACTAAGTTGAAAGCTGAGTTAACTTGTTGGTAAGCCGTTTGGTTACCGAAGATAACTACACCGATACCTCTTCTCTTGATGATTGGGTTTATACCGAAAGGCTCTAAATTTCCTCTATCCTCATCGGTAAAGTCATATTCAACACCTACGATATTTCCTCCGCTTATAACCCCTCTTTTTTGTCCTGCGATAATTGCATAAGGTTCACCGTTTGCGAATTTTCTAAGGAAGTTATTAGAAACGTATGCTGCTGGTGGAACTTCCACATTTCTATTTGATTCTCTTACGGTAATGAAAGGGGAATAGAAACCACAGAATTTAGATCCATCATCTTCAGTAGGTAAACTGAAAGTATATGTAGGATTAAGTGATAAATTACCACCGTCTGCGATATAAGCAGTATTTAATTTTGGATATGGATTTGCTGCTGTTGGAGCATCAGTAAATCTAGGATCCGTGCTAGCTCTAAATTGTGCCATCGAAGGGGCATTTATAATAGCAAGAGCTTGTTGTCTTAATTTAGCAAGATTACTAAGTTGGTATTTAGAGTTAGGTAGAATCTGTCCAGCGAAAGTATCTACGATGTATCTAAACGATATAACGTCTTTAGAAGCTAATGTTTTAGCTATATTAGTGTCATACATAACATCAAGAATATCACTAATCCTAGCATCACTACCGTTAGGTCTGTGTGAGTCAGTCATTGTGAATCCGCTTAAGTATGTGAAGTCAAAAGATCTTGTAAATTGAGCTATTGACATAAATTTCTGAACTCTAAGTCCAACACCCGCAGTATAATAAAGAGCTGGTCTTGCTACTTTTACTCTGTATGTGCCAAGAGTTGTCGTGGTAGCAACCGAAGTAACCTTAGCTAATCTGCTTTGTCTGTTACCTGTTACTGGTTCACATATATCAAGATCGGTAGAAACAACTAAATCCCCAACGGATAAAGGCACGTTACCAAGATTATCCTGAGTTATCAAGAATGTAGTAACGTCTATTCTAGTACAATCTATGAACTGATTAATAGATCCTTCCTGTGAAATTATATCAAATGCTTGTGCACTTACAGGAAGACCTGCATTATCAGAAGCATAAGTAGCACCAAATGCAGGAACATTTACTATAGTTGCATCGTCCCTGTCAACATTACTGAATGTTCTAAGATATGTCATGTCAAATTGATCC